CCATCCAAACTGCTGGCTACGTTGAGGAGGTTCTCTCTGTTGAGGTTGTAACAACATTTGACCCTCCATTTACTATGGACATTGTATCCGATGAAACAAAACTAATAATGGGATGGGATTATTCCTTATGAGTTACACCTAATCGTATAGACGGGTACTACCGTTGTCGATTTACATGATCAAGAAGTCAACGCAGATATTAAAGATGTAATCCATGTCTAATAAAGTTCCTAATATTATACACTATCGTGATGGCTACAAGTATCAGCTTACTAAGACCTATCGTATCAAGACAGCGGTCATGGGCTACGAGATAGACACCCCATACATTAGGCTATTCTCTAATGGTAGCCTCTATATCACTTGGGGCTATGCCTGGGATGGGCCTAGTGGGCCTACCTATGACAGTAGGAATAGTATTAGAGCTTCCCTTGTACACGATGCGTTCTATTCCTTACTCCGTAAAGGTATGTTACCACCTAAAATACGTATCCTAGCTGATAAAGAGTTAGATCGTATACTTAAAGAGGACGGTATGTGGGCTGTAAGGCGCTGGTATTGGCTTCGTGGGGTACGGTGGTTCGCTGGTACCGCAGCCAGTACAGATAGCGCTAAGAAGACGTTACAGGCCCCCTAAGCTTATCGTACCTCAATATCTACGGCTTATCTCCTGTCTCTAAGCATTGAATAGCCGCACTGGGCCCGTACTGGTGAGTACGTAGATACCGGAATGCTACCTCCCAACACTTACCCTTACTCCCGAAAGACCCAACAACGAACCACTCAGGACTTGCAGGGGTCATCAACCACATAATAAATACTACTGTAGTCATACCCGTACCTCTTTAATCAACCGTTCAAGGTACCACTGCCCCTTCTTAAGGTCTTGCAGTGCCTTCTCCTTATCTTGATAGCGCCACATATACTTCATTACATTACCCTTTAGGTAGCCTTTGAACTCTTCAACTGTCATGCTGCCTTTGATGGCGTCGATGCATTCGATACCATCCTTAACGTAGTGGGCTGGGGTGTTGATCTCGTCAGCCCCCTCACTTATCTCGTATACCCCTGAGGCCTTCTTAACCTCGGCATCACTAGGATTATACATCACGAACACTCCTTCTCTCCTGTATTAGGATCAACAAAGCAAGCGGCTCCATCTAGTTCTCCATCCACTTCGGTCTTATTAAGCACACCGTAACGCTTACCTGCTAACCGAAAGGTGGTGCAACCCTTCAGACCACCCTTCCACGCCTTCATGTAGATGTCCTTGAACTCATCGAAGGTAACGTCATTACCTACGTTGATCGTCTTAGACACTGCGCTGTCTACGTAAGGCTGGACTGCTATCTGCATGTCTAGGTGTTCGTCAGTTGAGAGTTCATCAGCCGTCTCCGATACCTTACCCGTTGTACGATAAACATAATCCTGTAGCTGCACGATCTCAGAACCATTAGGTGTAAGTACAGTTCGATCAATTGATTGACTGAACACAGGTTCAATACCACTGCTGATATTGTCAGCTGTGAAGCTGATGGTACCACACGGTGCTATGCTTATCAGGTGGCTGTTACGTATACCATTCTTCTTTATAAGATTCTGCAATACCTTAGGTAAAGCCTCGAAGTACTTAGTCTTACGGTACTCCTCATTATAAACTGGGAAATGTCCCTTCTCCTTAGCTAACTCACAACTGGCTTCGATAGCGGTATTACGCAGCGTACGCATCACATTTTGTACGAACCTTACTGCTTCCTTAGACCCGTACCTTAGGCCACATAGGGTGAGGGCATTAGCTAGTCCTGTAATGCCAAGACCCATCCGTCTCTTCAGTTTAGCCTCTATCTCTTGCTCACCTAGAGGGTAGGTAGTATGCTCAATAACATTGTCCATTGCCCTAACGATATGGGGTATGTCCTCCTTGAATAGACCGTAGTTCATATGACCTGAACCTACATACTTTACAAGATTGAAGCTACCTAACAGGCAAGCCCCAAACGGGGGTAACGGCTGCTCACCACATGGATTACTTGCCTCTATAGTTTCGCAGTAATTAAGGGGGTTATAGTCATTGATCCTATCTAAGAAGAGAACCCCTGGCTCGGCCCATTCCCAATTGCTACGCATGATCTCATCCCATAATGCTCGTGCATCCACAGTATTGTAGCTCTTACCACCGAAGGATAGATCAAACGTGCCACCCCGTGAGACGGCGTCAAGGAACCCATCTGTAACGCCAACTGAGATGTTGAAGTTAGTAAGTACCGTTTCATTACGCTTTGCACGTATGAACTCCTCTATGTCGGGGTGGTCAACACGTAACACACCCATCATGGCACCCCGTCTATGCCCTGCGGATGAGATTGTTCTACATATGGCATCGTATATGTGCATGAATGATACAGCACCTGAAGCACTGGAGTCAAGCGACACAATACGATCACCCGAAGGGCGAAGACGACTAAAGTCGTAGCCTATACCACCACCACGGCGCATAGTCTCAGCGGCCTCGGTTGCCCTACCCATGATACTCTCCATCGAATCCTCAATGGTACCGGATACAAAACAGTTGAAAGCTGTCACGTTACGTGGGCTACCTACTGAAGCTTGCACACGCCCAGCACCAAGGAATCTCTGATGTAATAGTATCAGCTTAAGTGTCTGTCTGTGAGATTCACCATCTGCTAAGGCTGCGGCCTGTCTAGCACATGACTCCTCGAAGGACTCATTAGGTAACCGATGTTTAGACGCATGTACTACATCACATGCTGGTACTTGTGGGCCGTACATTAATGTATACTCCTATTAGGTTCCATATCCTCAGACAATGGTACCTCTACACTTTTAATGACTAACTCAGCAGCTTGTTTAAGATACGATTCTCTTTGAGAAGATGGGAGTTCCTTGGTTATCCTAATCAATAGGTTTATTCGGTTAACGAGGATGTCAGGGTTAAAGAAATAGCCGGGGTGGAAGTCATCTTCTACCCCTTCATCATCATCACTCTTGGTCCAGAACGCCACTATACTTCTCCCTCCTATTATACTGAGTCTTATCCTTAACTATACGCTGATAGTATTTAGGACTATGAAGGTCTTTAACTATTGGGTCTTTCGTAAAGGAGTGCTTCCGTCTTTGACGTAACAGGGCCTTCGTCGTTCTCTTCATCATAAGTCACCATCCTTATAAATTCTTCATACTCCATAGGTTCAGTATACACTAACTCAAGGACTAAGTCAAGCAGCTTATCTATGGGAAGGTCAAGGTACTCTACTACTTCAGCAGCAGACCAACGATCACTTATGCGCGACTTTAGCTCGTCGGGTTCTATTTGCTGTAGACATTCTTTTACTCCTAGCATCCCCGTACTCCTTCTGTAGCGCATTAATTGATACAAATTGAGGATCATAGGTACCATCCTCAACATGACGTTTGATTACTACCCCTGACCACCATAGGCCTTCAGATTGTGGATCGTTCCAACTACTAAGGTAGTCTTGGTAACACCCACAGACTAGACCCATAATACGCCTACTAGCTGCGTCAGTAGTAGTTGCGAAATCTAAGGTATGACTATGCCCTGCTGTACAAGACATGTGCTGTTTGTTCAGTAAGGTTTTGGCGGGATGTTCCCCACCCACTGGCCTACCCATAACACCACTAGTAAAAAAGTGACTATAGGCAATACTATCAACCACAACAGGTTGAAGGTAGGGGTAAAAGTCCCACCCATTACGCTCGAGTTCAAGATCACCCAAACCGATAGTGCCGTCAAGAACAGCGTCACTATCAATAGCCTTACTAATACGATGCTCATGGTTCCCCTCGCAAAAGATTAACCTTGGCCGTTTCTTCTTGGCCTTCTTAAGAGGAGCTAACATCTTGTCTTGTGCGTCCAGGGCAGAGGTAATATCTAGTTTATATCGCCTACCCTCGAAACCTTTAGTCCCCCGGTCATACGAACAGAGACTAGGCATGTCAGCCATGTCTCCGATATTTACTACGACATCAGGCCGTAGCTCTGCTATCAACTTACCCAACCATACGAACCTATCGTTATGGTAGTCAGGGTGTGCGTGTTGATCTGGTATAATTAAGTGTATAGTCATGCGTTGTCCTTCGTCAGAATTCTGATCCACCACTTAACTCTGGCGATTAATGAGGTAATCGTCATGTCACCCACTCCTTTGGTATGAGCTTGTCAGCGAACAAGTACCCATGTTTGTTACACCAGTCTGCGTATGTAGTTTTACTACCCTTGTAAAGCTTCTTACGAGAGCTACTAAATACGAACCGTATGTCTAAGTCAGGGTGTTGTTCCTTGATAAGCAGATGTTTCTTACGATCAGCACTACTGAACAGTCCCTTCGCTTCGATGATCACACCGTTACGAAGGGTGAAATCAGGGGTGTAGGTGTGGTTGGTAATCGGTTTAGTGTACTTGACCTTAACCTTCTCGTACTTAAACCTCACCTTATGTTTACTAAGGTGTTCCGCTATGGCCTTTTCCAAGCCACTTCTGTACACCCCTGATCTCTTGTACTTCGAGTAGTACACCTAGGCTACTTCCTTATCCTTAAGTCCAGCATCATTCGTATGTGGACCATCCTCGACAGGCTTACCGTTGACTGTGAAGCCTACCTTAGACTCGTAGCCAGCGGCTTGCATGAATTGTTGGAACAGCTTGAGTGGCCCTTCAGAGTCATACAACCATGTTCCATCAGGGTAGTTCATGTTGATCTCCACGTTCCTATCACCCATACAATAGGAGAAGCTAAAGTATTCATTACAATCTAACTCGTCCATCGTAGCATCGAACTTATCTGTTTTACCCATATACCTGCTCCTTTTCAAATACATCAGGCTCACGCTCAACAGTAGTTAACCAGCGTGGGCCGTTACCATACAGGAAGAGGCGCAACCCTTTCCCATCATTAGCATCTGACCAGCACCCAACCTTGAAGGCGCAGTATGAGCAGTTAACATTTAACTTCATGTTACCACTCTTACCATCAGGGACAGGTTTAAAGCACTTCTCCGGTGGAGTGTCTCTTGCCACCACTTCTTTCATATGCTTGATACGTGCTGGTACATCAATCATATCCATCTCATGGACAGGCATCAGCGCCAACTTAGCAGACTGCTTATCCATCGCAAAGAACGCAGCCTCTTCACTCTTCTTCGCATACGCATACGAACTAATCTGCGCAATGTAACCGAAGGGATCGTTGTAGTATTTACCATCCTTGTCTTGATCAGTAAGAGTGCCATCCTTAAACTTCTTAAAAGCATATGCAGACGCACTCTTAATATCAGTTGGTACACCATCAATCGAACAATCCATATGTCCAACGATACCATCAACCTCCACCTTTGCTTGCTCATCAGTAAGCTCATGACCACTCTCCCTTATCAGGAAGATAAGCAGTGCCTCGACCATGTCTCCGAAGAGAAACTTCAGACGGGTTGAAGGGTTTAACTCCTCCCTGTCTACTCCACCATTGATCTCGTACCATAGTTGCCTATCCGGCTTGCCTATGTTCGACATACGGAGGGTGTTACGTTGCCCCCTTTCTGATGGTGTCATCTGTCGAGTCACTGCCCACTTCATAGCATCCAAGAAAGATTGCATGTGGTCTTCGTTAGGTTCGAAGCCAGCATCTACCTTTTCATGGATGTCATCAATTAGTGTGTCGAT